TTTATCACGGTACCCAATAACCAATGAATATTTGATAAATTGAACATTTTTAGTAAACAATATTTTCTCAATATGAGAATTGCGCTTTACAGAACACATGCTCTCATTAATGTGATAAAATATTCTGTAAATATAATGGAAAAAGTGTTGCTTATTGAAATGAAGGGGGTAAGTTACTTGAAATTTCATGAAAAAATTATGGGGATGATTGAGGATAGGGATGACTTAACAGCTACTAGTGTAGCGTGTAAAATTGGCGTTTCAAAACAATACATGTCAAAATTCAAAAGACAAGGAACTATTGGATTCTCTCAATTATTGAAGCTAGCACCTATTTTGAGCGTTGAAGGAAAAAAAGCAAAGCAAACTATGTCCGATTGGTGTTTAGAATTAGATACCACAGAGTCTATAAAACAAAGTTTTGAATATGCGTGTCTAACTCGTAATACAATTTTATTGAAACAATTAATACAAAAGCATAGCAAAGAAACTGGAACAATCCGAGAATATGTTGAAGTGTATACAATCTTGTTTAAATATATTAAGAATATAATTAAAGGCTCGGAAATAACAAAGGAATTAAAGAAGATTGGTGCTATTAAAGATAAGGTTTTAGAGATATTAACAAAGATTATGGAATGCTATGAATATTATCATCTAAAAAAATTCAATTTAATGTTGGAAACTGCAGAAACGATTGATTCACTGGTTAGAGAAATTGAAGGAGAACGAAAATCCTTCATTAAGGAATGTTACAATTATCGTATTGCTGAATTGTTTGCGCCGATTTTCCTACAAAAGAATAATGTAGATTTGGCTAGGAAGTATGCCCACTTCTTAATTCATGCTAATGTTTGTACAAAAACAGTCTCTGACGCATATTACATATTAGGTATGTCAAATGTATTAGAAAGTAAAGAACAATGTTTGTTCAATTTAAAAAAGAGTTACTTGTTAAGTAAGGAAATTAGGGATGCTGATATTGAACAAGAGGCGAGATACAATCTAGATGTTGCTAAAATCTATTTTGGGGTAAAACTAGACGAAGACGCTGACAGTAGGTTATTACTGTACCAAAAAAACCCAACATGTGAATTGTCAATTATAGCTCTCCAAGATATAATAAGAGACAGAGGAGACAAGGACTTTTTAAATTATTTCATAGCATGTTCTTCCGATGAAATCGAATGTTTATACGATTTGTTTTATCAATACTTCTACCAAGCTAACTATCTATTTTCAGCGATAGTAGCAAAAGAATTGTGTAATAGAGGGGATAAATCTTTGTTGACTCAATCGATGGTTAATTTAGGGAATGAAAAACAAAAAGGGGTTGTTGATATTGAAGAAATTAGTATTAGCAGTTTGTACATTATTAACGGTTCTAACAGTGGGATTGTCGTATAATGAAAATGTACAGATAGATAAAAAAATGCAAATGGTTGAAATTAAACCTGGTGGGTAAGGATATTTTAAAGAGCGGATTAAAACCGCTCTTTTTTTGTTGGTAAACTAAAATGAAAAAAATAAAAGTAATTTACTTTCTGAATTTTCCCTAGAGGAAAGGTTATAATTGGATTATAGCAGTTGAGGGGGAATAGAAATGAAAAAAGAAAGTATTTTAAGGTCATTTTTAAAATGTGTAATTTCATGTTCAAATAGTGAATTTGAGTTCAATCAACTTATTGAAGTAGCGTTTAATGTTGAACAAAAAATAAAAAAATAGCGATGAAGTAACACTACATCACTATTTTGAAGTACTTTTTAATTTTTCTAGACTTTCCATCATTGTTAGCATGTTTTGTAAGACAATTTCTTGATGTTCCTCAGGTAGTTGTTCTAAACGGTTTTTTATGTGCAAGTACTTTTGATTCATATCCGCATCTAATTCACGAGAGTCAGATCGTCCTAAGAGATAATCAACAGGTACACCAAGAAAATCAGCTGCACGTTCAACGGTTTCTCTAGATGCAGGTTTAAATCCAGTTTCAAACTTAGAAACGCTACCTGCAGTAACACCGATAGCTTGTCCAAGATCATGTTGTGTTAAATTCCGTTCTCTTCGTAATTGACGTAACCGATCTTTAAATTCCACAATAATCACCTCATAAGTGGTTTGTTAGGATTATTATAATATTTCCTAAAGGGAAAATCAATCCGAGTTATTTCTAAGAATAATATAAAATATGTGTAAAAATATATCTTGAATTTTCCCTAAGGGAATGTTAAGGTGATTTACAAAGATATAGAAAGGAGTTACCACATGAAAGTAATTAAAGACGAGACAAAATTAAAAGCTGCATTCAAAAAATCTGGGTATAAGTATCAAGAGTTAGCTGACGAATTAGAAATATCCTGCAGCTACTGTTACAAGCTAATTAACAATCATAATTACAAAAAGAAAATATCGTATAACTTAGCATCCAGAATGGCGCATGTATTAAATGCAAGTGTAGTTGATTTGTTTGAAGAGCAAGTCGATTTTTTTTAATACCAATATTCCCTGAGGGAACATAGGGGTGAGAGGGCCATGTCAGAAATTTATTACAAAGGGTTTATCATCAAGGAAACTTATGGCGAAAGAAATATCGAAGAAGTGTTTAAAGAAGCATATGAGTCATTTTATGGGGTTGAAGTTAAGGTTGTTAAAAAGGAATTAGGGACTAAACGCAATAGTGCAGCCAGCTAATCTTTAAACTTCAGTGAGAACATTCAATGAAGTCGATTATAAAATGGACAAGCCTGAAAGGAGAGAAATGAATGAAAAACGGGAAAAGGTTGACTAAACGTGAAAAAATGCATCTTAAATCATATAGCTTAAATCCTGATAATTGGTTGGTTTTCAAGAAAGCGGATGGAGAAATGCATTTAGTACACCGTTATACTAGCACAACTCGTGTAATTCCAAGTTTATAAGTTTAGGAGGGAATAAGATGGATCAGTTAACAGTAGCAAGTGAATTACGTCTTTTAGGGAGAAGAAAAGTAGCTGGATATGAATTTACTGGAATCGAGGGAGGATTTGGTGAAGGTAAAAAAGCAATGTTGGTTTTGGATATAGCTACAATTCATAACCAACCATTAAAAGAAATCAATCGTCGCATTAATGATAATCGCATTCGATTTAAAGATGGTGTGGATATTGTTGATTTGAAAAGTGGTGGCTTTAACCCACCACAATTATTAAACCTTGGTTTCTCAAATATGCAGATAGCGAAATCAAATAACATCTACCTTCTATCAGAACGAGGTTACGCAAAACTATTAAAAATTCTCGAAGATGATAAAGCTTGGGAATTATACGACATATTAGTTGATGAGTACTTCAACATGAGAGAAAAGAATCAAGTGGCTACAGATCCAATGAGTATTTTAAAACTTACATTCGAAGCATTAGAAGGCCAGCAGCAAGCAATCGAAGAGATAAAGTCGGATGTACAAGACTTGAGAGAAAATACACCATTATTTGCAATTGAATGTGATGAAATCTCTACAGCTGTAAAACGTCAAGGAGTCATATTGTTAGGTGGAAAACAGTCTAATGCCTATCGAAATCGTGGATTAAGAGGGAAAGTTTATCGTGATATCTACAACCAACTATACCGTGAATTCGGAGTGAAAAGTCACAAAGCAATTAAACGTTGTCACTTAAATGTAGCAGTAAAAATAGTTGAAGAATATACACTTCCAATTGTATTGAGCGAAGAGATTTCTTTTGTAAATGCACAAATGGATTTTACAGAAATGTAGTTAGTTAAAACATTCTCAACCGGTTTTTTTCTAAGTTAAAAATTTAAAGAAAAGGTGGAAAAGACAATGGACCAGTTACGTGTTATTGAGGGAGAAAAAGTGGATAAGCCAGATTATGTTGAGATATACCTTGGAGCATTTATGAATGCAGTTAATGAGTTAAAGAAACAGGATGAGGAAACGAGATCATTAAGCAAGGATACGTATAAAAAAGCAATTTTTTATGGAGTTAGATACATTTCAATATCAAAAAATGACAGTTTGAATTATGACTACCTAATGAATAGATTTCTTTTAATAAGCTATTTAGAAAATTTGATGAAGGTGTTGACGCCTAGGGATTTTATGACCATATTCCCAATCGATAAAAATTATGATGGCGCTCGTTATGAAATGAAAGATTACTTTTTTACCATGAATGAAATTAAAAAAATCGGAATGGATACACCTATTGGAGAGAAAATCATGGAGTTTTTATGGGATTACCAAAACTTTAAAGATATAACACTATTTAACTTAGCCTCTGTAAGCATTTTAAATAAATTGCAGAAAATGCAAGGTAAAAAAACGTTAACTGAAGAGTTTGCCGAGCGATTAGGTATCGATACTTACACGAAGCATAAAGAAAAGGGTGGAAAAGAATATATTACAAATGACCGTACTGGTGAGATCCAAGAAGTTAAAAAATCTAGACCAAGATATTTAAAACCAGTTCAATGATTGATGTTATTAAGGCTTATAAACAAAGAAAGTAACTTGCGCCAACAAGTTACTAAATAAAAATACTTATAAAAATATACTTATTAGAAATATAACATACACACTCGATGTATGGAAAGGGTGTTATTATGGCTCTTTTTAGAAAAGTGCATACAGAATTTTGGACAGACGTAAAAGTATCAGAAGATATGACGCCAGAAGACAAATTGTTTATGGTGTACCTTTTAACTAATCCCCATACAACTCAATTGGGAGTATATGAAATCACACCTAAGATGATAGCTTTTGAAATCGGACTATCAATAGAGTCGGCTAGAGCACTATTGGAACGTTTTGAAAACCATCATAAATTAATTAAATATAACAAACTGACAAGAGAAATTGCTATAAAAAATTGGGGCAAATACAACCTGAATAGAGGCGGGAAACCAATTGAAGATTGTCTTAAAAGAGAAATTGATAAAGTGAAAGATTTATCTCTAATAAAATTCATTTTAGAACATACAGATCATGCAGCTTTAAAAAGAAAAATCAATCTTTATGCGGGTTTTGACGATACGTCCCACGATACGTTAGCGATACGTGACCAAGAAGAAGAAAAAGAACAAAAAAAAGAACAAAAAGAAGAACAAGAAGAAAAAGAAAAAGAAAAAGAAAAACAAAAAGAAGAAGAAAAAGAACCAGAAGAAGAAAAAACAAGAATAAAATCCAAAGCGTCTTTAAAATCAGACGCAAAGTCCAATCCAATACCGTATAAAGATATATTGGATTACTTGAATGAAAAAGCAAATAAAAATTTCAATCCTAAAGCAGAAGGACATAGAAAGTTAATTCGCGCTAGATGGAATGAGGGGTATAAACTAGAGGACTTTAAAAAAGTTATCGATAACAAAACTACGCAATGGTTTGGTAAGAAAAGTTTTGATGGAAAACCACTAGATCAATTTTTAAGACCGAGCACGTTATTTGCACAAAAACATTTTGACAACTACTTAAATGAAACGGTCAACATATCCAATCAACAACATGGAGATCAGATTGTTATACCTGGATTTAGGGGGGAAATGCCGTTTTAGAAAGGAGTACTAAATGTGAAAAAGATACAAGATTCTTTTGAAAAACTTACTAAGTTAAAATTTGCAGATGAACAATGTGATAAGCACACCTTTAATAAACATGGGAAAGAAGTTATTAAATTAGTTAGGAAAATGATTGATGATGCAGGAACGGTATATTGTCCCCGCTGCATGGTTGAAGAGCAAAATTCAGTTTTATTTCAACAAGCAAATAATCATTATAAAAAGATTAATAGAGAACGGAAGAAAAATGTACTCTTTCAACACAGCATCATAGAAAATCAATCCATTACAGAATCAAGATTGTCTACATACAAGACGGATTGTCAAGAAACGAAAGAAAACAAAGAAAAAGCTATAAAAATTCTTGAACGCATAAAAAACGGTGAGTTTTTAAATGTATACATTGCAGGGATTCAAGGAGTAGGAAAAAGCCATTTAGCGTATGCGATGCTGTATGAATTAGTTAAACACTATTGGGTAATATCAGACGGTGAGAAATTAAATGACGAACATGCTTTTAAAAATATGAAAAGCTGCTTATTTGTAGAGATTGAAAAGCTAATTCGATTAATACAGCACTCTTTTAGAAATATAGAGTCAAAATATACAATGGATTATTGTATCAGTTTAATGGTAGATGTGGATTTCCTTGTAATCGATGATTTAGGAGCTGAAAGTGGTTCGATGAATCGAAACGGAGAAGCAAGCGATTTTGTTCATAAAATACTTTATGGTGTTACAAATGGACGGCAAGGAGCAAATAAAACAACAATTACAACTTCAAATCTGTCAAGCGCTCAATTATTTCAAAAATACGATCCGAAACTAGCAAGTAGATTGTTAAACGGTGTATCGAAAGATGAAACAATTGTTTTTAAAACAACCACTGACAAACGAATTGTAAATTTAGACATTGGATTCTAATAAAAGGGGTGCGGAGAAATGAAAGAGGTAAAGGGGAAAAACACCAAATTAATGGAAGAATTTGACGTGTTATTAAGACAACTGCTGATTAAATCTAAAACAGATGAAAGGGTAAAAAACTTTTTGGATGATCTGTTTGAAATGCTAAGTGATAATAAGCTGCAGTCTGATATTGATTTCAAAACAGCATTAAATAAGTTAAGAGAAAAGCACTTTCCTAAGTTTGATAAAGGAGAGAGCAAAAATGACTAAAGAAAAGGGACAAGCTAAGGAAGTAGTTAATGTTCGTGGAATGTCAGATGATGAGTTTATAGAGAAATACGGAAGGCTTGTACATCATTGCGTATGGAAAAGATATGCGAAAAAAAAGGCCAGTATAGAGCGTGATACCGGTTTAGATATTGAGGATTTAACACAATTCGGAATGATCGGTTTGATAAAGGCGCGAGATAATTTTGACCTTGAATTTGGATGTGCGTTTTCAACGTATGCTGTTCCGAAAATTATTGGGGAAATAGGAAGGGCAATTCGGGATAACCAAAAAATAAAAGTTCAAAGAACCGTATATGGCGTAAAAGGAAAGATTTTAAATCAACAGTTAGCAGATAAAGAACCAGAAGAAATAGCAGACATTTTGGATGAGTCAGTATCTTTAGTAAAGACGGCTTTAGAGTATCAACCAAGCACAGATTCACTCAATAAGGTTGTATATGCATCTGGAGCTAATGAAGAACTGACATTAGAAAGAATGATAGAGGATACTAAAACGGAAGACATTGAAGAAACAACCATTAATCGAGCTGTGATAAGAGAATTTAAAGCTGCATTGCCTCCTAAAGAATATATCGTTTTAGATATGCGTTTACAAAATATGACGCAACAAAACATTGCAAATCAAATGGGATACAGTCAGGTACAAATTAGCCGTATATTAGCAAAGATTAATCAAAGAGCTGCTCAATTTGGTAAAGAAGGAGGGCTTCAAGATTGAGTGTTACAAAAGGTGTTTGTATCGATGTAGATCACTCAGATTTGCTACATGAGAAAGTAGAGTACTTTTTATTCCCTGCTAAACCAAGTCATTACTATGTAAGCAGATTTAATCGTAAAGGAGCGCATTTTGGTTGTTATCAAGCTGAAAGGTTTCAAATCACGGAAAAGGAAGTATGGACACCAGAACCTCAACCGAATCTGCCTGAGTTGAATACAAGCTTATTCTATAGAGCTCAGTTGATTTGGCGAAAAAAGGGGTATAAAGATAAACCACTTAAAGACTACATCGTACAGCCGAGAGGGAAACATTGCTACTTTTGGCATGATCGGGAGCGAAAGAAATTTTGTGGCTGTTTTCCGCTACATTGGTTTACCGATTTTGTACCAGTTCAAAGTCATCATATAGAAGAAAAAACTAGAGAAGAGGTTAAGTTATTACAACGGCCAGATGGACAACTTGCATTTTTTTAACGAAAGAAAGTGAATGGGCGTTTTACCCAGTCATCGATTTAAAAAAAGGAGTGTTCGTAATGGATATTAAAAAGTTATTTGCAATGCAGAACATTTTGGATAAAAGAGTTTTAGAGTCAAAAAATCTTTCTAGAGGAGAAGTATTCGAATTTAGAATACTAGCGTTTTTAGATGAATTAGGCGAATGCATGAAGGAATGGCGAGTATTTAAGTTTTGGAGCGACGATCGTAAACCGAGAACTAGCATACCTACAGGGGAAATCATAGTACTAGATGATGGTTATGAAGTAGAAGTTTATAAAAACCCTTTACTTGAGGAATATGTGGACGGACTACATTTTGCAATTGGACTTTGCATAGATTTGAAAACAGAAATTAACTTTCCTGCTTCTATGCGTTGCGAGACAGTTACAGAGCAATTTTTCGAATTGTATCATCTAGCAATACGATTAAAAGAAGAACCGACAGCATTTAGGGCAGATGTTCTTTTATCCCATTATCTTGGTTTAGGGGAATTGTTGTGCTTTTCGTTAGAAGAAATTGGACATGAGTACATTGAGAAAAACAAAATCAATCATGAACGTCAAAGTAATGGATACTAATACAATTTGAATTTTGTTAAGAAAAAGTGAGTGAGAGATGGAACTATTATGAACTATAGAATTCCAATATTGGGAATCTATATTAATTATATAATTTAAAAATGTGGTAATGGTTAAGATTTTAATATAGGGAATTTATGAAGTGTTAGTATGATTTGATTGGCTGTCTTTAACTTTTTATTAGTAATTTCATATATTGTAGGGTGCAATATTGAAGAAGTATGGGGGGGAGAAAATGGATTGTTTTAAAAAAGGTAAATTTATACCATTTCCATGTGCTTTACCAATTCCTGAAGCTGGTCCTACTGGCCCAACTGGTCCACCTGGATCAGCTGGAGGCTCGACCGGTCCAACTGGTCCAACCGGCCCGCAGGGTTTACAAGGGATTCAAGGGGTTCAAGGGAATCCAGGAACTACTGGACCTCAAGGAATTCAAGGAATTCAAGGAATTCCAGGGGTTTCAGGTCCTATTGGTCCTATTGGTCCTACTGGAATCCAAGGAGTTCAAGGCATTCAAGGATTTCCTGGCATTCCAGGTCCTATGGGCCCGATAGGACTAACCGGTCCGACTGGTATCCAAGGTATTCAAGGGATTCAGGGAGTTCAAGGTATCCAAGGTATTCAAGGGGATGTAGGCCCAACTGGCCCTCAGGGAATTCCGGGTATTCCAGGATTAACTGGCCCAACTGGCTCTCAAGGTGTTACTGGAGTTACTGGCCCATCCGGAGGCCCACCAGGTCCAACTGGTGCAACAGGTCCAACCGGTCCAGCTGGAGGCCCACCAGGTCCAACAGGTCCAACCGGTCCAGCTGGAGGTCCAACAGGATTAACTGGCCCGACTGGCCCGACTGGTCCAACAGGAATTCAAGGTATTCAAGGGGTACAGGGTACTCAAGGTATTCCGGGTCCAACTGGTCCACAAGGGATCCAAGGAGTTCAAGGACTTCAAGGAATACCAGGCATTCCAGGTTCTATGGGCCCAACAGGACTAACTGGTCCGACTGGGCTTCAAGGTATTCAAGGGATTCAGGGGAATCCAGGTCCGACTGGTCCCTTTGGCCCGACTGGCCCGACCGGGCTTCAAGGTATTCAAGGCTTACAGGGTATTCAAGGTATTCCAGGTCCAACAGGACCTCAAGGAATCCAAGGTCCAACAGGACCTGCTAGCACACTTTCCACAAAAGCTATTCTTTTTGGGGGTACTAATTCAGGGTTTCAACGTATAGCTGGATCACCGGGTGCAGATTCACAAGACATTCCTTATGTACTTGGCGGAGCTGGTAGTGTTGTAGGTCTTTCTGCTTCTATAAGTATTAATAATTTACCAATAGGAGTATATACAATACGAGTATGTAAAAATGTTCCTATTAATCTTGCTGCTCCGGGGCCTGGCCAAGTAATATCTACAATTATTCTTACAACTACAGCAGTGATTAGTGGCACTATTATATTGACTATTAATCCTTCTGATATTGGTGCACAACCTGTAAGAGTATTTAACCCTAATTTAGTTATAGCACCTGCTACAGTTGCTTGGAGCAGTACAATACCTGGTGACATAGTTGCAAGAGGTGATGCAATGTCACTTTTTATAACTCCAGGTATTACGCAAAATGCTGTGTATACAGTATTCTTGCATACAGGAAATTAAAGTTTATTTTATGTGAATTTAAGTCCTGTAAATTGGAATGAAAAATTAAGATATGTATCGGAGTCTTTTTATGTACAAAAGAATAAGAGATTTCTTCTGAACATCTAAAAGGAATCTCTTATTCTTAATCGATAAATTAGGTTTTAGAAAAATGAAAAGATTTTGTATGAAAATAAATAAAAGAATCCATTCGTTACAAACGGATTCTTCCCACAAGGTGTGTAAGAAATTCAAGATAACTCGACCAGAGCATCATGTAGAATTTCTTGTGATATTAATGTATTCAAAGACATCCAAAAGATGAATGGCAATTAAATAAAATCTTTATTTGAAAATTAAAGATTGCTTTTGTTAGGGTCTCTATGACTAAGAGTTATCTTAATTTTTTAGGTTTATGAAGTATTTGAGTAATAATTTAGTTTCAGACAAAGGTGATGTTTAGTAGTAATACCGGTTTGCTTCAGTAGACATTGCAATTGCTTTTGTTTCATGAACTGTACCATATGGATGTTCTGGAGGTGCATATATAGCGTAAATTTTAAGTGGTGTATTTCCTGTATTGATTACATTATGCCATTTTCCAGCAGGTATCATAATTGCATAGTCATCATAGACCATTTCTTGAAAATCTAATTTATCTTTGTTATCACCCATTTGAACGAGTCCTTGGCCCTCTTCAATACGTATGAATTGATCAGTTGTAGGGTGTACTTCTAAACCTATGTCATCTCCAACATTAATACTCATTAAAGTTACTTGTAAGTTTTTTCCTGTCCAGATAGCGGTGCGGTAAGTATTGTTTTGTTTAGTGGCTTGGTTAATATTCAATACAAATGGTCTAGCTCCATAATCTGTTAATCTAACATTTTCACAATAAGGATTCCGGTTGCGGTTCCAAGCATTATTGTTGTAATTGTAATAATAAGGATTCCAAGCGTAAATCCAATTATTGTTATTCCAGATGCTATCCATTGGGCTTTGAGATTGATAATAATAACGTGGAATATGTTGCATATCCAAGCTCCTCTCATAATTGTATCATTTACTTTTTATCCTATGCTGTTGTCTATTTATAGGAATGCAGAATAAGGGGAAATGGGCAGTAATAAAAAATATAAAAAAACGTTTTTATTTTTTCAGGAAAAATAAAAGTAACAAGTTAATAAGGGATGTACTACTGGTATAAAAAACTTAATAAAATAGTTATTTGAATTAAAAAGAGCGCCGTTGGAGAGTGCGGTGCTCTTAGACCAAGAACTATAACAGGGATTAAGGAAAGAATATTGTATACCAAATTGATAGTAATGCAAGCCATCCAATTGTCAGCGCTATGTATTTTAAAATTTTCATGATTACTCCTTTTAGGTATAGAGTGCACCAAGCAAGAGGATGTTATTAATTTTTAAACAAAATGCTTATTTAAAAACTAAAGAGGGCTTTTTAAAGCGCTCCTTAAGAAAAATAAAAAAGAATACCTCATGATACTGTATGTATGTTTTTTTAGGAATGTGAGGATTTAAAACAAAATCGTTATTTTATAGATCGGAGTGAAATTCAAATGATTGTTAAAGCGACAATAAAACTTGAATTAGATGATTCGCAGAAAAATTGGGTTTCTTATGTTAGAGAACAAGGTGGAGAAGAAGCGGTATTTCATTATCTGGAAGAAGAAGTGCAGAAGAAAATTGAATTAGCTGATTTTGTGGAGATGAAATACAAAAATAAGTAATTTAAACCAAAACGCTATTTTATAAAATAAAACAGCTAGCGTGATTAGCTAGCTGTCCTGTTAAGAAAAGAAAACGGTGTTTAGCAAATGTTGCTGTTGTAATTGCGAATTACAACCATAGTATGAGCAGAAGTAAAAATGTTATGCAAGAAAGTTAAATAAAAACTGCATTTTATTGAAAAGGGGGAATGGATATGTCTCTAGTAGGGAATTTAAAGGAACTCCAAGAAAAAGCCATCGATGAAAAGGTATTGGAATTTGCGGAAGAAATGGAAATCGTAATAACTAAAAGTGCCGCAAGCGGATATTCAGGTCATAGATATAAGATTCATAATGAAAATCCAAATCGGCATATGATGTGTTCAAAAATATTTATAGAAAAGTTACAAGAATTACTGGACGGTGTGAAGGTTGAATTTAAGGAAGAAGAAAAGAAAAATATTTTAGGCGGATCTTACTACGAACATTACATCCGTTTTAAGTGGAATGACTAATTTCTTATTAAAAATTTTATTTTGGAGAAAGGGAGTAGAAAGAATGAAAACTTTTAATGTGACTTTTACAGAGTTGAAAATATATGAAGCAGTCATTGAAGCGGAGTCAGCGGAAAAGATTATTGATGTGATTAAACACTTAAAAAGAACTGAAGATGATTTAGTAGACAAAGGAGTCATCATAAACGAAGTTAGTGAGATAAATGTTAGTAAAGAACAAAAGTTCGAATAAATCAACTTCTCAGATTGTTTATTTTGAGACGGAAACAACTTTCTGAATATCATAAGACCTTATTAGCGAAAAAACTCTTATTCGAGCGTACAAGCCTGTTATACACGTTGCACGGAAATTAGAATGAATTTGTTAAGGAAGGAAGTATAAAAATGAGGGCTTGGAAGAAAAAACATGTTAAAAGAGCATTTTTGAATCGTCAAAAGGAAATTGATAAAGAACGGACTGCTGCAGCTTGGAGAAATATTTTTGTGAAATCAGGAATCATAAAATAAAAAAGGAAAAGCAACTCGTTGGGGACAAGTCACTTTTCCAGATGGCAATGTAAATCCATTATAGCAAAACATATGTACAAGCTGTAGCAATAAACAACGAGATATTTTGACACCTATCGACAATTAGAAATGTGGTTGTTGATCTAGAAATATGAAAGTAGGTGAATCATCATTTGTTTAACTGGCTGAGAGATTACCAAAAGTTAGAAGAAGACATAGCCTATCTGGAATACAACTTAGATAAGACAAAAGCTGAATTAAGACGCTGGGTGAGTGGTGATTTGAGAGAAGTACGTTTAACGGCAGAATCTGAAGGTGCAAAAGTTGAAAACCGCATTGAAGCGATTGAATACGAATTAGCACATAAGATGAACGATATGTATAAATTAAAAAAGTTAATTAGTAAGTTTAGAGGTTTAGAAAATCAGATACTCAAATTAAAATATGTGGATGGTATGACGTTAGAAGAAATAGCAGAGGCAGTAAATTATAGTTCTAGTCATATCAAAAAGAAACATGCTGAACTCGTTAGATTAATTAAGTTCGTGGAGCGAGAAGGTGTCATTTAGGTTCACTCCTAAAATGAATCGAAACGGTTGAAAAAATGATTTATATTGATAGCATACAATTTTAGCAGAAGGGCAACTGGTGCACGGTTGCTCTTTTTGATTTTGGAGGTTATTAGACGATGGATGTACAAGAGTTGTCGAGACGATTAGAAAATCTAGAACATAAAGTGCTTCAGGTAGAAACGAAGGCAGATGTGCTAAACCGAACAGCTATACAAAAAGGCGATAAAATAAAAGTGGTGTATCCGCATTTAGGGATACAAGGCGAGTATTTAGTGGAGAAAATTGATAATGGTGTGTTGGAATTGGTAGCAGAAGAAACAATGAAAAAAATACAGGAGTGATTAGGATTGAAGAAGTTATCTAAACAAGAGCTAGCAGCTGTAATGACACATTGTATTTCAACGCTTGGTGAGCAGATTGTTAATGAGCATATTAATCCCCAGAAGTTGGCGCAAGCAAGTGCACTCCATAACGATCTCTTTGATAATACCACTCCTAAAGAACGTAGGGAAGCGACGATCAGTTTACTAGGGAAAGCGATTGATGAGTTTTTAGAGAGTAAGGAGTGAGGATATGGGAAAGGGATATTTTAATAAGGCTGTATGTTTAGTGTGTGGTCATCAAGATAGAGTGAATCATCCATCTAAAAAAGAGTATCAAGAAGTAACGGTTTGTCCGGAATGCAACGGTGCTTTTGTAGATGTGTGGAAGCTAGGAAAGTACAAACGTAATACACAGTCTAATGAAGAACCTTTATTAACAATTACATTAACAGATATAGATGCTAAACCGATAGTTCATTACAAAGGTGAACAGATAGATAGAAAGTTACGTGTTACGTTTGATTGGGAATCTCAATCGATTGATAAAATTAATCGGACATACATTCATATTGAACATGTACCAGCCGATAACAAACGTTTAAATACCGAGACCATTCAGCATAATCATCCTATTGCAAATAAGGAACAAGTTTAGATGTTGTCCATATTTGTTAATAGGTAAAAGATAAGTGTTTTATCTGGAAGTTCAAACGTGAATTAAAGAAATTAAAAAAGGAATATGAAAAGGAGAGTCACTGAATGAACGGGTTTAATAAAATTGTAAACGATATGCAAAATGAACAAGTAGGAAATGCTATGCTAGATTTTGCTTTGGCCGCTAAAATGATGTTCGCTGCCTTTACACAGTTTAAAGAAGCTGGATTTAACGAAGAGCAGTCATTCGAATTAACACGTGAGATATTAATTGATTCATTAAGTAAGAATCAATAGATCAATGAGGTGAAAGGGAATGCAAGTATATTGCTCTGAGTGTGATAAAAGTTATGACATGCAGCCGCAAGTAACACAACTCCCTAATCGTATTGAGAAGTGTTTCTTTATTTGTCCTCATTGTAATCATGAACATATAGCTGCGTACGTGAATGATAAGATTCGTAAGTATCAAGCAGATATAGCAAAGTGTCATGAGCGGATTAATAAAAAGAATCTTGCTATCGAAGATGAAATGAAACGATTAAGGAAGAGGTTTGACAGGAGAAAGTGAGAGGTGAAGCGAGTTTGAAAATGCTATTAACAAAGCATTGGTGTTTAGATAGAAACTGCGGATTTGAAGAGACTTCTCATAAGGTACGTGATGGTTGGAAATGTCCTGATTGTAATGGACCAATGGCGTTTCAACAGGTGAATAAGAAAAAAGAAAGCGCCAAGTGATGGTGCTTTTTATTTTGGAGGAGGATGAAGGATGGAAGGACAGGAGTTAACATTGGAAAAGAAAGACAGTATTTATCTTAGACCAAGATACCCTCATAAGATTGACGCAAGTAAAATCAAATCCTTAAAAGATGTAATTAAGATTTTAGGATTGATGGATATTCGTTTGGACGACAAGGCGGTCATTGGTCTAGAACACTTGATTGAAAAGGAGGAAGAATAAAATGGCCAATAACAAATTAATTATTGAAGTAACTGCGGATACAACTGAGGCATTAGAAGGAATTAAAGAAGTAACTGAAGCAGCTAATGAATGTGCAGATGCGCTGGACAAATTAGAAAAGATTATGGATAAGTTTACAAATCGAAGTGATACAGTGGAACTCTATTGTGAAGGTAAATTGTTATCGAAGTCTACAGTTAATCATACAGCTGATTCAATTCAATGTCGCATAATCAAGGGAGAAGAGCTTGGAGGAAGTGAACGCTGATGAAGAAACCGCTTAGACCATGCTGCGAATTTCATTGTTATAATCTCACACGTGAAAGATATTGTGAGGAACATAGATACAAAGAGAAGGAAACGCAGCAGGATAAGAATAGATACTACGACCGATTCAAACGGGACAAAGAGAGTACGGCTTTCTATAGGTCAAAGGCATGGGAAAGGTTAAGAGAGCAGGCACTAATGAGAGACAAAGGGTTGTGCCTACATTGTAAGAACAATAGAAAGATTAAAGTTGCAGATATGGTTGACCATATCATTCCAATCAAAGTTGATCCAAGTTTAAAACTCAAATTAGAAAATTTACAATCACTTTGTAATCCATGTCACAACAGAAAAACAGCAGAAGACAAAAAGAAATACGGGTAGGGGCGGGTCGAAAAACATTCAGGGCGGTCTGTCCGTACCGCCGCCCCCTCAACTTCGCAGAAAAATCCGTTTTTGCATATTTTTTTAAGGGGGTGTAATCATGGCTGGAAGAAATAAACAACCACTCTCTGTTATACAGGGAAAAGGTAGATCAAATCACATTACAAAAAGTGAGAAAAACAGACGAGAAAAACAAGAAGAAGCATTGCGGGGGCATACTGATAAAATTGAAGCTCCTTCTTATTTGACTGCAGCACAAAAAAAGGAATTCGATACTTTAGCTGCTGAATTAGTCAGATTGAAAATTTTCAGTAACTTAGATGTTGACAGTTTAGCAAGGTACGTTGATTCTAAAGACCAATATATAAAAATGGTTCGTCTGCTAAGAAAAACAAAACCTTCAGATGACTTTAAATTGTATTCTCAAATGCAAAGAAGTAAAAATCTTTTATTCAATGAATGCCGTTCTTCAGCTAGTGATTTAGGTTTGACCATTACATCCCGCTTAAAATTAGTTATTCCAGAAGTAGATACTTCACAACAAAAGCAAAGTGAAGCGCAAAAGCGTTTTGGTGATCGTATATGAACTGGATAATGGAACGGGTTTTTGCATATTGCGAGGACATTTTAAACGGCAAGATAAATAGTTGTAAAAAACATCGTTGGGCCATTGAACGATTTATAAGGGATTATGAGGAGTGTCAAAGTGAAGACAGTCCTTTTTATTTTGATGGAGAGATAGCGGAGGATTTTTACTGGTTTGCAAAGGAATTTAAGCACGTTGAAGGGATTTTGGCAGGTGAATCCGTAGAATTAACTGATTTTCAATTGTTTCTAGCGGCTAATATTTTCGGATTCAAAAAGAAAATAAATGGAGCAAGGCGATTTAGAAAGGTTTTTATTCAGTTAGCGCGTAAAAATGCTAAATCTCAGTTTCTTGCTATTGTAGCAGCTTTTTGTACATTTCTTGGAGACGAAAAACAACGGGCTTATATTGCTGGATGGACAAGAGACCAATCATCTGAAGTTTATGAAGCTGTAAAAACAGGGATTAGTTCTAGTGAATTGTTAGAAGGTAAATGGAAAGAGGCTTATAGTACCATTGAAATATTTAAGAATGGTTCAGTTGTCGTTCCACTTTCAAAAGAAGCTAGAAAAACTGGTGATGGTAAAAACCCGTCTCTTGGAATTGTCGATGAATATCATGCACATGAAACTGATGAAATTTATGACGTTTTATCGTCTGGTATGGTGGCAAGGAAAGAGCCGTTAATGTTTATCATAACAACAGCTGGTTTCGACTTATCAAGACCTTGTTATAGAGAGTATGAGTATGTCAGTGACATCTTAGACCCGTCAAAAAATGTAGAAAACGATGATTATTTCGTTATGATCTGTGAATTGGAAAAGAACGATGATATCAAAGATGAGTCGAATTGGATAAAAGCAAACCCAATCGTAGCTACATATGAAGAAGGTTTGGAAGGTATACGTTCAGATTTGAAGGTTGCTCTTGATAGACCTGAAAAGATGAGGGCTTTTTTAACCAAAAACATGAATATTTGGGTCGATAAAAAGGACAACGGATACATGGATATGTCAAAATGGCAAAAATGCGAAGTAGATACCTTTGATTTTTCAGGTGCGACTCTTTGGATAGGTGGCGACTTATCAATGACAACAGATTTAACTAGTGTCGGTTGGGTTGGAATGGACGATGAAGGTGATTTTATTGTTGGACAACATTCATTTATGCCTGAAGCACGTTTGAAAGAAAAGATGGCCATAGATAAGGTGCGTTATGATTTATGGGCCGAACAAGGGTATTTAACTTTAACGCCTGGTGAAATGGTTGATTATACAATTGTTGAGTCTTGGATAGAAAACTTTTCAAAAGACAAAGAAATTCAAGAGTTTGATTACGATAAATGGAATGCGTTACATCTAGCACAAAATTTAGAGAATAAAGGGTTCGTTTGTGTAGAAATCCCTCAAAGGATTGCTAATTTATCCATTCCGACTAAAAATTTTCGAGAAAAAGTATACGAAAAGAAAGTTAAACATAATGGAGATCCAGTCCTTTTTTGGGCGCTTAATAATGCTGTTGTTAAAATGGATGATCAGGAAAACATTATGATTTCGAAAAAAATAAGTAAAAATCGTATTGATCCAGCAGCAGCGGTCTTAAATGCATTTTCTAGGGCTATGTATGGAGCAAGTGTCAGGTTTGATGTATCTGAATTTGCAAATAAAGACTTTCTAGGCAAGTTATGGAACTAGGGAGGGGGTGAACATGTGAAGATAGTGGATTCTGTTAAAAAGTTCTTTAATTTTGAAAAACGCCAAACGTCGCAGGTAATAGAGTTGAATAAAGACGATGAAAAATTATTAGAATGGCTAGGGATTTCTCCAAGTACTATTAGCGTTAAAGGAAAAAATGCTTTAAAAGTTGCTACAGTCTTTGCTTGTATCAAAATACTATCTGAATCCGTATCAAAGTTACCGTTGAAAATTTATCAGGAAGATGAATATGGAATCCAACGCGGTACAAAGCATTATCTCAACAATTTACTGAGACTAAGGCCTAACCCGTATATGTCCAGTATGAACTTTTTCGGATCATTAGAAGCTCAAAAAAATTTATATGGCAATAGCTACGCTAACATAGAGTTTGATAGAAAAGGTAAAGTCCAAGCGTTATGGCCGATAGATGCTTCTAAAGTGACAGTATACATTGATGACGTTGGTTTATTAAATTCCAAAACTAAAATGTGGTATGTAGTAAATACGGGTGGACAACAAAGAGTGTTAAAGCCAGAAGAGATACTGCACTTTAAAAACGGAATAACTCTTGATGGTCTTGTCGGTGTTCCTACAATGGAATATTTAAAGTCTACATTAGAAAATTCAGCTTCAGCTGATAAATTCATAAATAATTTTTACAAACAAGGGTTACAGGTAAAGGGATTAGTTCAATATGTCGGTGATTTAAATGAAGATGCGAAAAAGGTTTTCCGAGAAAATTTCGAATCAATGTCTAGCGGTCTTCAAAATAGCCATCGTATTGCATTAATGCCAGTAGGATATCAATTTCAACCTATTTCATTAAATATGTCAGATGCTCAATTTCTCGAAAATACCGAACTTACTATTAGGCAAATCGCTACTGCATTCGGCATTAAAATGCATCAATTAAATGATTTGAGTAAAGCGACTTTAAATAATATTGAGCAGCAGCAACAACAATTCTATACCGATACATTACAAGCGACTTTAACAATGTATGAGCAAGAAATGACGTATAAGCTATTTTTAGACAGTGAGTTGGATAAGGGGTTTTATTCAAAATTCAATGTAGACGCTATTTTAAGAGCGGATATCAAAACGAGATATGAAGCTTACAGAACGGGTATTCAAGGCGGTTTCCTTAAACCTAACGAAGCTAGAAGTAAAGAAGATTTACCACCAGAAGCTGGTGGGGATCGTTTACTTGTTAATGGAAATATGTTGCCGATTGATATGGCTGGACAGGCATATTTGAAGGGAGGTGATACTAATGGAGAAGTCAGCAAAGAAGGAAATGAAGGAAATTAGAGCTTTGCCAATGACTATTGAAGTCCGTGAAGTTAATGAGGACGAGGGAAAACGAACAATTTCGGGATCGATAAAATATAACAATGAAAGTGCCGAAATGCGTGACTGGTGGGGCGATACTTTCGTAGAAGAGATTGCTGAGGGAGCTTTTGATGAAAGTTTAAAAGTTCGTGATGTTGTAGGTTTATGGTCTCACGACACATCTCAAGTATTAGGAAATACTAAAAGTAAAACTTTACGAATCGAAAATGACAAGAAAGAATTACGATTTGAATTAGATATTCCTAATACAACTGTTGGGAATGACGCATGGGAATTAATTAAGCGTGGAGATGTTGATGGAGTTTCTTTTGGGATGAAGGTTACAAAAGACAAATGGTCATCGGAAGAACGTGAAAATGGAAAGCTTTATAAGCGTTCGATTTTAAATGCTGAACTATATGAAATATCACCGGTTGCATTCCCTGCATATCCAACGAATGAAGTAAGTGTACGTTCATTGGATGATTTTAAAGCTGGAGAAAAGCGAGTAGCTGATGAGTTTAGGAAAAGAAAACTACAAATCGAACTAGAGCTTATATAAGGCTCTTTTTTTATTGATAAATTTAAGGAGTGATTTGAATGTCAAAAGAATTACGTGAATTATTAGCTAAGTTAGAAGGGAAAAAGGAAGAAGTACGCTCTCTTATGGGAGAAGATAAAGTGGCAGAAGCAGAACAAATGATGGAAGAAGTGCGATCACTTCAGAAAAAAATTGATTTACAACGCTCATTAGATGAAGCAGAAACGGAAGAACGAAATAATGGAAGAGAAGTTGAAACACGTAATGTAGATGGTGAAATGGAATACCGCGATGTGTTTATGAAAGCATTACGCAATAAACCATTAAATGCTGAAGAACGTGAATTTCTTGAGGATGATTTAGAACAACGTGCCATGTCAGGATTAACTGGGGAAGATGGAGGACTTGTCATCCCTCAAGATATTCAAACGCAAATCAATGAATTAGCTCGTTCATTTGATGCGCTTGAGCAATATGTAACTGTTGAACCAGTGCGTACACGTTCAGGATCACGAGTATTAGAGAAAAATTCAGATATGATTCCGTTTGCTGAAATCACTGAAATGGGTGAAATTCCAGAAACTGATAATCCGAAATTTTCAAATGTACAATATGCAGTGAAGGACAGAGCAGGTATTTTACCGTTATCTCGTTCATTACTTCAAGATAGTGATCAAAACATCCTAAAGTATGTGACTAAATGGCTAGGTAAGAAATCTAAAGTTACACGTAATGTGTTAATCTTGGGCGTAATTGAAAAGTTAACAAAACAAGCAATCAAATCTCTGGATGATATTAAAGATGTATTAAATGTTAAATTAGACCCAGCGATTTCTCCGAATGCGATTTTACTTACAAACCAAGATGGATTTAATTATTTAGACAAATTAAAAGATAAAGACGGAAAATATATTTTACAGTCAGATCCAACGCAAAAAAACAAAAAACTATTTGCTGGTACTAATCCAGTCGTTGTTGTTTCGAATCGTTTCTTAAAATCAAAGGGAACTACAGCTAAAAAAGCGCCACTTATTATTGGTGATTTAAAAGAAGCTATTGTTTTATTTAAACGTGAAGATATGGAACTGGCTTCTACAGATGTAGGTGGTAAAGCATTCACTCGTAATACATTAGATTTACGCGCAATTCAACGTGATGATGTGCAAATGTGGGATAATGAAGCAGCAGTTTACGGAGAAATCGATTTAAGCGCTCCTGTTGAACAACCTCAAGGGTAAACTAAGGAGGCATTTGAATGCTTGTTACCTTAGAAGAAGCTAAAGAATGGATTCGAGTGGACGGAGACGATGACCCAACTATCACTATGTTAATTAAAGCGGCTGAATTATATATTTACAAAGCAACTGGCAAAACATTTACTCAAACAAATGAAGATGCTAAGTTGCTTTGTTTATTTCTGGTGGCTGATTGGTACGGAAATCGACTACTTGTAGGTGAAAAAGCCAGTGAAAAAATCAGAACCATTGTTCAGAGTATGATATTACAGCTCCAATATGCTTCAGAGCCTCAGGAGGAAAGAAAATGAATCCTGCAAAATTAGATAAACGGCTTACATTTCAAGTAAAAGATGAAAATGCAAAAGGGCCTGACGGTGATCCGATAGATGGATATAAAGATGCTTTTACCGTATGGGGCTCTTTTGTTTATTTAAAGGGAAGGAAATACTTTGAGGCAGCAGCTGCTAATAGTGAGGTTCAAGGAGAAACAGAAATCAGAAATCGGGATGATGTAAGTGCAGATATGAAAATTAAGTACAAAAACGTGATTTATGATATTGTTTCCGTTATTCCAACTCAAGATCATACTTTATTAATCATGTGGAAACGTGGTGAAATGAATGGCTGATGGTATAGATTTAGATTTATTAGGATTTGATCGTTTAGTTACTGAATTAGACCAAATGGGGTTACGGGGAGAGAAAATTGAAGATAAAGCTCTTGCAGCTGGTGGTGAACCTATTCGTAAAGCCATTGCAGAACGAGCGCCAAGAAGCCCAAGCCCCAAAAAACGATCTAAAAGTGAACCGTGGCGTACAGGGCAACATGGTGCAGACCAGATAAAAGTAACAAAAGCTAAACTTGAAGGTGGAATAAAAACAGTAAAAATAGGTCTTAATAAAGCGGATCGTTCCCCGTGGTTCTATTTAAAGTTCCATGAATGGGGTACATCCAAAATGCCAGCACATCCATTTATAGAGCCGGGTTTTAATGCTTCAAAAGCGGAAGCTGTACGTGCTATGACAGATATTTTAAAGAACGAAATGAGGTTGGATTTGTGATAAATTTAAGACCTGATATTTTACAAGCTCTTGAGAATGATCAAGAGCTTGTTTCATTGTTGGGTGGGAAACGAATTTATTACCGTAAAGCAAAGAAGGCAGAAGAGTTTCCGCGAATTACGTATTTTGAATTAGACAATAGGCCAGATGGATTTGCAGATAATCAAGAGATTGAAAGTGAAATCTTGTTTCAAGTTGATGTTTGGGCAAAGAGTAGTACAACAGCAATCCATCAAAAAGTGAATGAAATCATGAAAAGAATTGGTTTCTCACGCTATGCGGTTGCTGATTTATATGAAGAGGATACACAAATATTTCATTATGCGATGAGATTCGCAAAAGGAGTGGAATTATAAATGGCTGGAGAAGTTGTAAGAATTAGTTCAACGGTTGGTGTAGACAACCTTGTATATGCGAAAGTTTTACAAGATGATTCGTCTGCTATTAAATATACAGATGTAAAGAAAATGGAAGGTGCTGTAAAGGTTAAATTAACTAAAAAAGTAGCTTCTGAGGTTATGTGGAGCGATAACAGAAAATCAGAGATTGCAGAATCTGATGGCGAAACTGAAGTGGAGATTGAGGTTCGAGGACTTTCACTTTCTACAAAGGCTGACATTGAAGGGTTTCCAGAAGTAAAAGATGGCGTTTTAGATGAGAAACGTGAAGGTGAGAAACCATATTTAGCTATTGGTTTCCGATTCTTAAAAGCTAATGATAAGTATCGATATGTTTGGTTATTAAAAGGGAAACTTTCACAAGAGGAAGAAGAAGCTGAAACGAAAAAAGACAAACCGAACTTCCAAACAACAAAATTGAAAGGTTCCTTTATTGAACGTGATTTTGATGATAGAACGAAATTTACAGCAGATGAAGATGAACCAACGTTCACAAAATTAGTTGGAGATAATTGGTTTAATAAAGTATATGAAAAACCAGTGACACAACCACCAGCAGGAAAGTAAGAGGGAGCAAAAGCTCTCTCTTTTTTATTAAATTTAGGAGGGAAAAACTATGAAATTAACATTAATGATTAATAAAGAAAAACAAACTTTTAATATGCCAGAATTTATTCCAGCCCGCCTTATTCGTCAGGCTCCTGAACTTGCTGAAATTCCAAACAATCCTGGTCCAGAAGATATGGATAAAATGGTTCAATTCGTAGTGAAAGTTTATGATGGTCAATTTACATTAGATCAGTATTGGGATGGTGTTGATGCCCGTAAATTCTTATCGACAACTTCAGATGTAATTAACGCAATTATAAATGAAACAGTGGAAGCAGCAGGGGGTAGTACTGAATCAGGAGAAGAAGAAAACCCAAACGCATAGAGGGAGGAGGGCTAACGTTCAGTGAGTTTATGGACGAGCTCTACCTCTCTTTATTGCGACAAGGGTACAAACACCATCACATTGATAATGAGATGGATATTTGGCATTATTTGAGACTTAATCGAAAAATGCATGAAAACGGAAATGAAAATTACGAAGGCTCCAATTCAAATGAAATAGAAGTGCCAGCGGAAAACATTATTTAACGAGGGAGGTGAGACTATGGCGAATGAAATAAATAATCTAGTCGTTAGACTTTCCCTTGATAACGTAAATTTCAGACAAGGTATCTCGAATTCAGGTCGTGCAGTCAGGACGTTACAGAATGAATTGAAATCTGTAAGTACAGGAATGGGCGGTTTTGCTAACGCTAGTCAGCAAACACAAGCGAAAATGAATACACTCAGTAGGCTCATTGATGCGCAAAAAGAGAAAGTTAAAGCGTTACGACAAGCCTATGATCAAAATAAGGCTAAATTAGGTGAAAATGATGCAGCAACCCAGCGATATGCTTCGCAAGTTAATAAGGCAGTTGCTGATTTAAATAGATTTGAAAATGAATTAAAGCAAGTAAACCGTCAAGCTGAACAAAAAGGGATGGATAAGTTAAACAACTCTTTAAAATCCCTACAAGCTGAATTTCAGTCTATTACAACAGGTATGGGCGGTTTTTCTAATGCGACAGAACAAACAAGGGCTAAAGTAGATGTTTTATCCCGTATGGTAGATAAACAAAAAGAGAAGATTAGGGAACTTCAACAAGCCTATAATCGTGCTAAAACAGAAGAAGGCGAAGCGAGTCAATCAGCACAAAGATACGCTGAACAAATTCATCGGGCAACAGCTGAACTGAATCGATTTGAAACTGGATTACAGCAGTCAAATCGTGAATTAGAACAGCAAGGGAATCGCCTATTGAACTTCGGAAATCGCATGGAGACATTAGGTAATCATTTGCAAAATGCCGGAATGCAGATCGGCATGGTATTTGGTGGTATGACTTACGCAATAGGTCGGGGCTTAAAATCAGCAATCACTGAATCAATGAATTTTGAGCAACAGATGGCCAATGTAAAAGCTGTTTCTGGATCTACTGGAGCAGAAATGAAAAAGTTAAGTGAATTGGCTGTTAATATGGGAGAAACAACAAAATACTCCAGTGTTCAAGCAGGTCAAGGTATCGAGGAATTAATAAAGGCTGGTGTTAGCTTACAAGATATTATTAACGGCGGATTGGCAGGTGCCCTTAACTTAGCGACGGCAGGGGAATTAGAGTTAGGTGAAGCAGCCGAAATTGCTTCCACAGCTCTGAATGCATTTAAAGCAGACCATCTTTCAGTTGCGGATGCAGCCAATATTTTATCTGGTGCAGCCAATGCTTCCGCAACTGATGTAAGAGAGTTAAAATATGGACTTTCAGCTTCATCAGCAGTAGCAGCGGGAGCCGGAATGACGTTTAAGGATACAGCTACAACTTTAGCGGTATTTGCACAAAATGGTCTTAAGGGATCAGATGCAGGTACATCTTTAAAAACAATGTTAATGAGGTTAAATCCTTCAACAAAAGAAGCATATAACAAAATGAGAGATTTAGGACTTATTACTTATAATGCACAGGCAGGTTTTGATTTCTTAGTTAAAAACGGTATTCAACCAGCTTCCAGAAATGTAGGGGATATAGAAGTAGCTTTAGAACAATATGTAATGAAAACAGAAGGTGTAACGAAATGGAATGATAAATGTGATACAACGTTTCGCGAATTAGCAACAAGTTCGGCATTTTTATCATCAAAATTCTATGATCAACAGGGGCATATTCAAAGTCTAGAAAATATTTCAGGTACACTTCATGAATCGATGAAAGATTTAACAGACCAACAACGAAGTATGGCTCTGGAAACATTATTTGGTTCCGATGCTGTACGTGGTGCGACTATCTTGTTTAAAGAAGGCGCCAAAGGTGTCAATGAAATGTGGGATTCCATGTCAAAGGTTACAGCAGCTGATGTAGCAGCGACCAAAATTGATACTTTAAAGGGACGACTTACATTACTAGATTCAGCGTTTTCCACAATGAAAAAGACAATTGGTGATGCACTAGCTCCAGTAGTTAGTGTTTTTGTTGCTGGTTTACAAAAACTTGTTGATGGATTCAACTCTTTACCTGGACCAGTACAAAAGGCAATAGCAATTACAGGTGGTATCGTCCTTGCTTTAACAGCTGTGGCTACAGCAATAGGTGTGGTTTTAGCAGCGTTTGGAATGATTGCTTCAGGAATTGGTTCTTTATCTCTTGCTTTAGCATCAGTCGGTGGGATTGCTGGAATTGCGGCTGGAGCAGTTGGATTCTTAGGAAGCGCGCTTGCGGTTTTAACAGGGCCAATTGGTCTAGTAGCAGCGGCTCTTATCGGAACTGGTGTTGTTGCATATAAAGCATATCAAAAAGCGACTGAAGACAGTATCGCATCAGTAGACCGCTTTGCTACAAATACAGAAGGGAAAGTAAGCTCCTCAACAAAGAAGGTTCTTGGCGAGTATTTCAAGCTGTCCGATGGTATTAGACAAAAGTTAACTGAAATTAGATTGAACCATGAAGTAATAACAGAAGAACAGTCGCAAAAGTTGATTGGTCAATATGACAAATTAGCTAATACAATCATTGAAAAAACCAACGCAAGGCAGCAAAAAGAAATTGAAGGGCTTAAAAAGTTCTTTGCTGATTCGTATGTATTAACCGCTGAAGAAGAGAACAAACGAATCGAACAGTTAAATCAGCACTATGAACAAGAAAAGCTAAAAACGCAAGAAAAAGAAAATAAAATTAAAGAGATCTTACAAACAGCGGCTAGAGAAAACAGAGAATTAACGACATCCGAACGTATCTCTTTACAAGCATTGCAGGATGAAATGGACAGAGTTGCTGTTGAGCATATGTCTAAAAATCAAATGGAGCAGAAGGTTATTCTTGAAAATATGCGTGTGCAGGCTAGTGAAATTTCAGCTAGACAGGCAGCGGAAGTTGTAGAGAATAGCGCCAAAGCAAGAGATAAAGTTATTGAAGATGCGAAAAAGACCCGTGATGAAAAAATTGCAGAGGCGATTCGCCAACGTGATGAAAATAAAACAATCACTGCTGATGAAGCGAACGCAATCATTGCAGAGGCAAAACGTCAATATGATAGTACAGTTTCTACAGCTCGAGATAAACATAAAGAAATTGTGAGTGAAGCAAAAGCGCAAGCTGGTGAACATGCAAATCAGGTAGATTGGGAAACTGGCCAAGTAAAATCGAAATATCAAGCTATGAAAGACGATGTTATTCGAAAAATGAAAGAAATGTGGTCGGACGTTACCAACAAATATGAAGATATGAAAAACTCTGCAAGCAACAAAGTAGAGGAGATAAAAAATACAGTTTCAAGAAAATTTGAAGAGCAGAAAAAAGCTGTTACTGATAAGATGTCAGAAATAAAAAGTAGTATTGAAGATAAGTGGAATACAGTTGAAAAGTTTTTCAGTTCTATAAATTTACGTTCCATCGGTAAATCAATCATAGAAGGGCTTGGCAAGGGAATAGATGACGCTTCAGGAGGTCTGTTTAGTAAGGCTGCGGAAATTGCAAGTGATATTAAGAAGACTATTTCTGGAGCATTAGAAATTAACAGTCCGTCTAAAGTGATGATTCCAGTCGGTAGCGCAGTTCCAGAAGGTGTTGGGGTTGGTATGGATAAGGGAAAACGATTTGTTGTGGATGCAGCAAAAAATGTAGTCGGAACTGTTAAGAAACAAATGGGGAATATGCCATCTGTTTTTGATTTTGGATTCCAAACAAATCAATATAGTATCCCGCAAAATACATTTAGCGATTTCAGTGGATATATGCAACCGCAATTATCTTATAACAATCCATCTATGGCAAAAACAATATTCCCAAATAGACCAGGTGGAGAACAAGAACTGAATTTAACCGTAAACATGACTAATGTTTTAGATGGAAAAGAGCTTGCAAACGGAAGTTACACCTATACTACAAAACTTCAAAATCGTGAACAAAAAAGAAGAGCGGAATTTTAAGGGTGGTGAGCACGTTGGGGAAACTTAGTTTTACTTTTAATAATATTAGAAAAGATTATATTCAAATGCTAGTTGGAAGAAAACGTCCTTCATGGGCTCCAGTAAAAAGAAGATTAGTAAGAGTCCCTCATCGCGCAGGGGCTCTTTTACTTAATACAGAAACGGAGGAACGTCGTATTGACGTTCCTCTTGTTATTAAAGCGAAAAAAGATATGGCAGATTTACAAAAGTTAAAAGAAGATTTAGCGGATTGGTTATATACAGAGCAACCTGCTGAACTTATTTTTGATGATGAGTTAGACAGGACTTATTTATCATTAATTGATGGTTCTGTCGATTTGGACGAAATAGTCAATAGAGGTAAAGGTGTTATTACTTTTGTTTGTCCAATGCCGTATAAATTAGGGAAAATCAATACTCACAAATTTACGCAAGAGTGGTCTACAGAAACAACTTCTTATTTTACTAATAAAGGAAGTGTAGAAGCTCCAGCATTAATTGAAATGACAGTGAAAAAACCAAGTACCTTTTTAGATGTATGGTTTGGAGAGTATCCGCATAATCGTGATTATTTCAGAATAGGCTACCCTCTGACTGTGGAAGAAACCACGGTACAAGAACGAGAAAGAGTCATGTGGGATGAAATGGCTACTCCTATAGGATGGACACCTGTTACTGGACAATTCGAGGAGATGAAAGGGACAGGTAGTTTTAAATCAAGAGGTGGTCATGCACTATATTGTGAAGATTACGGAAAAGAGACAGGATTCTACGGTGCTATAGCCAAGAAAAACATTCCGGGCGGCCCATTACAAGACTTCGAAATGGAGGCATGGGTGACTTTAAAGTCCAAAAACATAAGCGAAATGGGACGTGTTGAAGTTCTTCTTTTAGATGAGACGAGTAACGTGATATCCCGCATCAATATGAATGATCTATATGCGACCGCTGAAATTACAAGGGCGCATATGACAATTGGAAATAGCGGAACACCCAATAGTTTTCGAAAATTAGTTGATACAAGTGGATTTTATTCGACAACATTTAACCAATTCCGAGGGCGTTTACGTATTGCTAGGCGGGGGAAGGTGTGGTCTGTATATGTGGCTAAATTTATAGATGGTACAGAAAAAGATGGAGCTTCACTTGTAGAACGTTGGATTGATGAAACAGGAAATCCGATGACAGAACGTAAAATTGCACAAGTTATGATTGCGATTTGCAAGTGGGATAATCATCAACCTATTAACGAAATGCAAATTGATGATTTAAAAATTTGGAAGGTAAACAAAGTTCCATCTAATGCACAACCATATATCTTTGATACTGGAGATAAAATTGTTATCGATACTGAGAAAAGTCTTGTCACGATCAATGGGGAGAAAGCAATCAATATAAAAGAAATCTTTAGTAATTTTCCTATCGTAATACGTGGTGAAAATCGTATCGATATAATGCCACCTGATGTAAATGCAACAATCAGTTATAGGGAGAGATATAGATGAGAACACCAAGCGGGATTTTGCATGTTGTGGATTTTAAAACGGATCAAATCGTCGCAGCTATCCAGCCAGAGGACTATTGGGATGACAAACGGCATTGGGAACTAAAAAATAACATTGACATGTTGGATTTCACCGCTTTTGATGGAACAGACCATGCAGTTACGTTACAACAACAGAATCTTGTTTTAAAAGAAGTTCGCGATGGAAGAATCGTACCGTATGTTATTACAGAGACTGAAAAAAATTCCGATAAACGATCCATTACCACATACGCTTCAGGAGCTTGGATTCAAATTGCTAAATCAGGGGTCATAAAACCACAACGGATAGAGAGTAAGACGGTCAACGAATTTATGGATTTAGCACTCTTAGGTATGAAGTGGCAGCGTGGAGTTACTGAATATGCTGGATTTCATACAATGACCATCGATGAATATATGGACTCACTCACTTTTTTAAAGAAGATTGCATCTTTATTTAAACTGGAAATTCGATATCGTGTTGAGATTAAAGGTTCAAAAATCATCGGTTGGTATGTAGATATGATTCAAAAACGCGGGCATGATACAGGCAAAGAAATAGAATTAGGAAAAGATTTAGTCGGTGTTACGCGTATTGAACATACACGTAATATTTGCACTGCTTTAGTTGGATTTGTAAAAGGTGAAGGTGACAAGGTAATCACTATTGAAAGTATTAATAAAGGTCTACCCTATATCGTAGATGCAGATGCATTTCAAAGATGGAATGAACACGGACAACATAAATTCGGTTTTTATACACCAGAAACAGAAGAATTAGACATGACTCCAAAACGTTTACTGACGCTTATGGAAATAGAATTGAAAAAGCGTGTCAATTCCTCAATCTCTTATGAAGTGGAAGCACAATCAATTGGTCGTATTTTCGGCCTAGAACACGAATTAATTAACGAAGGCGACACGATCAAAATTAAAGATACAGGGTTTACACCAGAATTATATCTTGAAGCGCGAGTAATAGCTGGAGATGAATCTTTTACAGACCCAACGCAAGATAAATATGAATTCGGAGATTATCGTGAGATTGTTAATCAAAATGAGGAATTAAGAAAAATTTACAATCGTATTCTTAGTTCGCTTGGCAATAAACAAGAAATGATAGACCAGCTAGATAAACTAGTGAACGAAGCTAACGAAACCGCTAGTAATGCAAAGAAGGAGTCAGAAGCAGCAAAAGCACTAGCTGAAAAAGTACAAGAGAATATTAAAAATAATACCGTTGAAATTATAGAATCCAAGAATCCACCGACAACAGGACTGAAACCTTTTAAAACGCTTTGGCGTGATATTAGTAACGGAAAGCCCGGTATTTTAAAAATATGGACAGGTACAGCGTGGGAATCAGTTGTACCCGATGTTGAATCTGTAAAAAAAGAAACATTAGATCAGGTTAATAAAGATATTGAGTCCACAAAAACAGAGTTAAATCAAAAGGTTCAAGAAGCACAGAACCAAGCGACTGGTCAATTCAATGAAGTGAAAGAGAGTTTACAAGGCGTTAGTCGTACGATTACAAACGTTGAGAACAAACAAGGTGAAATCGATAAGAAGGTAACTAAGTTTGAACAGGATTCTAGTGGATTTAAACAGTCCATTGAAGAGTTAACAAAAAAAGACGGTCAGATTACTGAAAAAGTTAACACTATTGAATCTACTGTAGAAGGCACAAAAAAGACAATTTCCGATGTACAGCAAACAACAAGTGATCTTAAGAAAACAACAACTGAAATTAAAGAAGAAGCTGGGAAAATCAGTGAGAAGTTAATGAGTGTAGAAACAAAGGTTAATAGTGATAAAGCTGGAGGGCGTAACCTTTTATTAGGTTCAAATGTTAAATATGAAAAAACAGATTACCTAATCAATCAATATTCTCTAACTGAAAACTTCTTTGCGGGTGAGGAATATACCTTTGTAATTAAGGGAAGCGTCCCACAAGGTCAGAAATTTGGGATTTGGCAGAATGGCGGGTCTAGCAATGTTGGATATGCAACAAGTGTTTATGCTAATGGAATAACGTATGTAACCTTTAAAGCTGTTGCAACTACAAGTGGAAATGAAAGAAAGTTAAGTTTATATAACTATCCAAGTAATACTACAAAGGCAATTGTAGAATGGGTTGCCTTGTATAAAGGGAATAAGCCACAGGATTGGACGCCAGCGCCTGAAGAACAGGTAACAACCGATGAATTCACCAAGAAAACCATTGAAATTACAAAAAGTGTAGATGGTATCAAAGAAACGATAACAAAAGTAGAAAATAATCAAAGTGGATTTGATAAGCGTGTTGCTACTGTAGAAAAAGATGCAACTGCCATTAAACAAAATGTCTCTTTAATACAAAATACGCAGACAGAACAAGGAAGGCAATTACAAGAGGCAAAAGCTGGATGGGAAAATACTGCAAAAGCACTTGAAGGTAAAGTTGAGCTTAAACAAGTAGAGGATTATGTTGCGGGGTTTAAGATTCCAGAGTTGAAGCAAACAGTTAATCAGAATAAACAAGATTTATTAGATGAATTAGCCAATAAGCTTGCAACTGAGCAATTTAATCAGAAAATGACTCTGATTGATAATCGTTTTACTATTAATGAACAGGGTATCAATGCAGCAGCAAAAAAGACAGAAGTATATACGAAAACGCAAGCAGATGGACAATTCGCTACAGGTTCTTATGTAAGAGATATGGAAACTCGTCTTCAGTTAACTGAAAAGGGCGTTAGTATATCTGTAAAAGAAAATGATGTAATAGCAGCCATTAACATGAGTAAAGAAAACATTAAGTTAAATGCTGCACGAATAGATTTAGTTGGTAAAGTTAATGCGGAGTGGATTAAAGCTGGATTGCTGAGCGGTTGCCAAATTAGAACATCAAATACGGATAACTATGTTAGTTTAGATGATCAATTTATACGTCTCTATGAAAGAGGAGTTGCTAGAGCATTTCTGGGGCATTACAGAAGATCAGATGGTGCAGTACAACCGACTTTCATCTTAGGTTCAGATGAAAAGACTAACGCTCCGGAAGGTACTTTGTTTATGTCTCAAGCAGGTGCAGGATGGTCAGGGGCTTATGCGAGCATTGGTATTAGCAATGGCATAGTTGATGGTGCAGTCCAAAAGTCTGTGTATTGGGAGTTGCAAAGAAACGGACTAAGTGTTCTAAACGCTAATGATTACCATGTTTTTTACGCTGGAAATGGAAATTGGTATTTCAGAAGAGGGAAACCAGGGTTGTATCAAACTTCGTTAGTCGTTGAAGATAATAGTACAGATTCTGATTTAAGATTACCTAATGTAACTATACGTAATAGCCGTGCAGCAGGATATACAGGAGTTATTCAATTGAAATCCCCTGTTACTCAAAATGGATGGGGTGCTGTTCAAGGGAATTTTATGACTCCTTCATTACGGGAGTATAAATCTAATATCCGTGATATTTCTTTTTCCGCCTTAGAAAAAATTAGAAGTCTTAAAATTAGACAATTTAATTATAAGAATGCTGTAAACGAACTATACCGGATGAGAGAAGAGAAAAGTCCCAATGATCCACCATTGACAACAGAAGATATTAAAACATACTACGGTTTAATCGTAGATGAATGTGATGAAATGTTTGTGGATGAAAGTGGGAAAGGAATTCATTTGTACTCATACGCATCCATTGGAATTAAAGGTTTACAAGAAGTTGATGCAACAGTACAGGAACAGGAGGTAGAAATAGCAAATCTAAAATCACAAATAGCTAGTCAAGAAGATCGGATAGCACGATTAGAAGAATTATTACTACAACAATTAATAAATAAGAAACCAGAGCAGCCATAGGCTGGTCTTTTTATTTTGGCCAAAAAGGAGAGGAAAAGATGGATCGTATTGATGTATTACTAAAAGCATTTATAGCTGCGTTTGGTGGCTTCTGTGGGTATTTCTTGGGAGGATGGGATGCAACATTGAAAATCTTAGTGACA